AACCTTCCATTATACGCAAGCGATTACACGAAGATCTTTAATTCTTGGTACTTGAGAACTATTAGAAGACTTCATAACAATCTTAACTTGAATAGCGTCAAATGCAACCAAGTCATCCAATGAATAAGAAGCATCATAAAATTGATCTTCTTGATTTGAAGAAATTGGAATAGCAGAATCTAAAGTCATTTGGCTATATGCTAAATTTTCAAATGCAGTAGTAGAACCAACAACATTAGTTTTATACCAAACCTCAATAGATGCGTCTATTGGAAGATTAGCTGCAAATTTAACTCTTAGATAATTAGAGTGTTCTACTAAATTAATTTTCTTAGTGACATATTTACTAAATGTAGAACTTTCAGATGGAGCATTCTCAGCAACAAATCTTTCTCTCTGAGTTAATGTTGCATTACCTGTTATTGCTGTTGGTGCAGAATCAAATGTAATAGAAGTTCCATCAGAAGCAACTGCTGTAATTAGTTTAGTGCTGGTTCCAGAACTTGCGCCAGCGATAGTTAGATACTTACCAACTGTTGCAGTTTTAAATGCAGCCTGTTGAGTTGATGTAGTTATAGTATTGCTAGAGATAGTGACACCAGTAGCATTACTCAACAATACATTATAATCTAAAGAAGCCACATTCAAATTAGTTTCTGAAGGATTATTAATTTTATTTCTAATAGCAACTAAACTAGTTCTATGAGTATCAATAACAGGTGACAATGCGTCATTTGTAGTGCTCATAATAACATTAAACTTAACTGATTTCTCACCATTTAATCCAAAGGTAGCATCAGCCTCATTTTGTTCAGAAGCGATCATTCTTGGTGAGTCAAAATAATTAGTTTCGTTGGCCAGTACATTAATATAATCAGTATCTGGATCATAAGCCGATTGTGTAGTAGAGTCAACAGATTGTCCGCTAGTTCCTTTAATTCTAAAACTAATTGGAGTTTCAGAAAACGATTGGAATTGAACCAATGGTTGAACCGCATCATATTGAATATGTCTAGTTGCCTTTACAGCAGATCCACCACCGTATCCAGATGCATTTGCACTAGTAGAAACAGTGATACAATAGCTATCCAAATCAACATCACCAATAGTATGAGTTGTATTAAATTGAGCATATGGGATATTATTCACATTTGCTGCGACACCGCTAATAGTAACAAAAGACCCAGATGGAATTCCATGATTGGCATGCCAGATACGAACTTTATTAACACCATTTCTAGTTTCAATAGGATTAGAAGTTAATGTTACTTTGGTTAATGCATCATTTTCATATTCAACATTTGAATTCACATTAGTTGCAAATTGACAACGATAAATGGTAAACTTCAAGTCTTGAGTTTGATCTGCTGTCCAAGTAGAAGCATTTTGTGATTTGAATAATGATCCAAGATATGGTTGCTCAGAAATAGTACGGGCAGTTCCTGGCATTAAATCGCCAACTTGTGAAATCCAAACTTTATAGTTGTTAGAGTCTGATGCTAGAACAATAGCGTACTCAGTATTCTCTTGAACATATACTGGGCTTGGGAATGTAAATGTAGTTGGTGTATCATATGAGTTTACATCAACATCATCCAACAATACTGTATTCTCAGAAATATTTACATACTCTGGTTTTAGTGTAACACGAGAAAATGGAAGAACTCGTTTTCCTGGATAGCCATTAACTACTTCACGAATTTCTAGAGTTACAGGAACTGCTGTATCTTTAGTTGCAAAGAAAATATCTACTTTAGATAAGAAACATCCACCTTTTTGTTCAATCAAGAATGTTTGAGCCAATGGATCCCACCAGCCAGTATCAGCAACAACTCTCTCAGAAGTTTGCGTAATAACTTGATTGTCTTCTAGTGGCTCTTGCGCCAGTTCAGCATTACGAACTGCATGAACAGTTCTTTGTTTAGTTTCAATGACACCTTCTGAACGATAATTTGCTCGTGCACGAGAAGTGAATGCTCCAGTTGCTGTTGTTACATCAACTAATTTTAGTTCACGACTACCACAACGGAATCTTAATGAATCATTATTTGGAATATTAAACAATAAGTGTAAGTCGCCATTGAAGTTGGAAATCAATGTTCCACCAAGAGTTTTTATAGTTCTTGTACCAACTGTTCCACTTGCTGGAGTCACAAATCCCAATGGATTTGATGCAGTAATAGTTTCACTATCAGTAAAAGTTCCTTGAATATTAACTACATATAAAGCATATGTAGGATCTGGTACTGCTTCTGGGTCATATTCTTTACCAACAACAACTGCAGTTGCACCAGATGTACCACCAGTAATAACATCTCCACGATTTAAACAAACTTGTGAGTCACCATCAACTCTTCGAGCAGTAGCAGTAGAATTTGATCCAACATTCGTTTCTGTATCAAATTTATTATGTGTCACTAATTTTGCTGCTGCTGTCGCTCCAGTAGGAGTATATGCAATTTTAGTTGCAGGGGTACAATAAGCAGAAATATCAATACCATCAAAGAATGGATAAAAACGAGTATTTGGTTTTAATTTTTGAATTTGAACAAGAATATTTCTTGAACGAATATATGGAATAGCTGCAGTTGAAAGAACACGATCTCCAACAATCTGTCTATCAATTTTTTCGACAAGAGTTGTTTTGATACCAGTTCTGTTTTGGCCAACTTGAGTAGCACTTGTTTCTACTGTAATTTGACGAGCATTACCCCATTCATTGATACCAAATTTTGTTTGTAATTCAGCTTGAGTTAAATAAACATCACCTTGACGAGATGCCCAGTTTCCACCTGTTGTATATTTAATTCTGCCAGTATTAACTGGTGCGCCAGTCCATTGTGTTTGCCAAGCATTCCATACTGTGCCTAAAACACCAGCTTTCTCAGCCATATTTTTAACAGTAGAAAAATTACCCTCAATATCAATAACTAAATCTGGACGACGATCTGTTTCAAACCAATCATCTGACGATGGATTAATTTTAACATCACCAAGGAATGTAAATACAGCAAATGGATTAATGTTCTCTAGACGAGAAGCATATGCTTGTTTAACGATTGGTAAATGATCAACAACTGGTAATGTAATAACATCACCATATAATTTGTAATTCGCTAGTGCACGATCAGAATCAGCAGAAACAGATTCAATTAAGTTGACATTTGGCATTGAATAGAATGGACGAAGTTCTCCTCTTTCCATATCAATGGAACACATATAATCAGGAGATGAAGTATCACCTGTATTATGCCCAGCAAAATTATCTACAATAAAACCTCTTTTAAATCTATCTAAACCAGAAGCGTCTAAAATATTTAAAGATTCTGTTTGTTGTTCTAGCAATGATAGCGAAGTATAATATTCTAGATTATCGATTCGTTTTTCTAATTTACCGATATCACGCATAGTGTATCGTTTGTTATCAACTCTATTAACTTGGACATTATTACTCAATGTTCCAAATGTATATGGTTCCAGAGTTAAATTATAAAGAACTAGACCAAGAGTTGGATCTAATGGTTCACCTGGATTTAAAGATGACACACCATCAATCGCAAAGAAATTACCACCGAAGTCTACGGCAATTTTAGTTTTTCTTGCTAGGTAGTATGAGAAGTCAGTTGTAATATCAATACCACGCTTTGGTAGTAATGTTACCGATGGGTTTGTGCCAGTGAATCCTGTACCTTCATCGTCAATTTTTGGTCTAAAGTCAATAACATCTCGTAGAGCAATACCTTGGAAATAAGGTAATGCACCATATTGAATAGATGCTGGATATGAATCCTTGGTGAAATAGTCACCAGATCCATGAGTGAAGTAATCAAATGTTACTTCAATAGGTGCTTCTGGTGGAGCATATGAATTTTTAAGAATTAGTCTTGCTTGATCATAGTGAGTAGATCTCTGTCCGTCATCCCAGATAAAACGATCTGAGATATCAATAGAGTAAGTAGCACCTGGAGATGCAAATGTGCCAGTTTTCATCTTAACTGAAACTAAACGATATCCATCACCCTTACCAAGTTTCAATTCAGTAACCTGTGCTGTTGCTTGAGTAGTGAATGTTTTGGTCGCAGCAGATATTAATTCTTTAGATTTTTGAGTTAATGATGCGCCACTCTTATTAACTGCAGCAATAACAAAAACATTTCGCCCATTTAAACCAGTGCTAACAGCAAGAGTTGCACCTGTTCCAGAAGGAGTAGCAGTAGCAGCAACAATAGCACCACCTGATGTAGCATCAGTATCAATAACTGTATAATTGTCTTGGTCTGCTGCAGATGCAAATGTCCCAGAACTTAATGGTCCAATTGAAATTGAACCAGCAGAGACACTGCTAGTGAATGTTTGATATACAGTATAAACTGTATCGCTTATACTTTCAATTGCATAGTATGGGAATGGGAACAATAGAGAAGTATTTTCTGGTTCATAGATTTGAGTTTCAACTCTATCAATAGTCACACCAGTAACAGATGTTGACGCATCCACAGTTAAAGAAATTTGTGATGCAATTGCAGTGACTCTTCGTAAAGTAGTGCCCAAGAAAATATAATCGCCAACTTTAAGATCAGTTTGGAAAGAAGTTCCAGCACCAGTAATTGTAGTTGAAGCTGACGCAGTTGCGTTACCAATTAAACGAACTAATGTTCCAGAACCACCATTAGGGGTCATATCGGTTCTGGAAGTGCCGTCAATATCAGCAGTGAAGTTTAAATTTACATCGCTACTAGATCCAACATGATAAACAGATTTAACATCTCTGTTAAAATCATATCCAGTATTCATTTGCACATCAAACAAACCTAGTTTGTAGATGGCAGCTTGTGAACCGATTGATCCAGTATGATATTCGAATAAACGAACACGAGCAGTACCAACTGCAGTTGCACTAGTTGGACCACCAATATTTCCAAGAGAAGAAGATATTCTGTTATACAGAGTAACTTGTTTTAGTGTACTTAGTCCTGGAGCACCATTGATATTAGTAACCAAAATATAATTACCAACTGTTGTTGGAATAACTGCATTATCAACTGAAACACTAGTTCGTGCTTTCTGAACTGTT